ACATCATTAAATCAGAACCCAAACGTTGCATTTTACGCCCGCTTTTCGCTAGACTTTTTTGAGCTTCGCCAAGTTTCTTCTGTAAATCAGTGATGTTTGCACCAATCCGTATATTAATATCTTGTGCCATATCATGTTGTTAAAAATGGCGAGTTTCCCCGCCAAAAAACGAATAAAACAAATTAAAGATTTTTCAGCCTTTTATACATTTCAACTCCTCTTTTATTCGATAATTTTATTTTGTCCTTTAAATGCTGTTTTTGTTTATCAATTAATCTTTTTTCCCACTCGAATTTGATTAAATCCGACGGTTTTTTTAATTGACGTTTGTTATCATGTGGTTTCAATGTCATAAACGCAACAAACCTTGTCCGTTCCCATTCCTGCCGTTCTTTATTGTTTTGCAATTCATAGAAAGAATCTATTATTTCCAAAATCGTATGTAATTCACTTTGATAATATTCCGTCAAAGATAAACCAATTTGACCGACGGCAATAGCTCTAATTTGTGACAGCTTTAAACCTTCCGCTTTTTGTTCGCTTCCGCTTTTAATACTGCCTTTTGTCCGTTTCCCATTTTTTCAATGACTTCCCCCATTTTTTCAATGAATAATGTAGTTACATCTAAATCCATTGCTGCAATATCTTCTTCTTTAATATCGAATTCTTTCCCCTCAATTCTGTAACCTTCCCGAAGTGCGAAAAAAATTAAAGTCGTTGTATGTTGGTTGAAAAGGTCTCCCGCTTGAATAAAATCAAAGAACTTGATTTGTGTTTGTTCTGCAAATTCGTGAAACACTTTATTATTAAATTTGAGAGGATAATTTATACCTTCAATATTAATAAAATCTTTTTTTGTAAAAATCATTTTTATCCGTTTTTGATATAAACAAAAGGGCTTAACTAAACATTAAACCCTTCCGTATTAATTATTATTTTTTCAATTCTAAGAGATCACCGTGTAAGTTGGTTCTCCAGTTATTTGAAACTCGCAATCATAAGTAACAACGTCATCGTCAGGCATTGAAATAGACAAAGAAGAAACTAAACAATTTGCCGTCCATTCAAAATCGTCTTGATTTTCATTTGAAATAATCACAGAAACTGCCGTTCCTGTTTTAATATCTGCAAACAATTCTTTAAAGCCTTCTGTTGCGTTAAATTGGTGCATAGCAGAAACGCTTATTGTTGAGGTTGTTCTACCTGCGATAAATTCACTAAATTTATTAGTGTCCTTGTTTGACGTCTCGATAATGTTTGCCGAAGTGTCAAAAGATGATTCCGTGACATATCCTAAAAGAACAGTATCAATGTAAACTTTTAAAACCGTTCCATTGATTTTTGTGGTTGTAACAGCCATTTTTTTATGTATTTAATAATTATAAAATTAAACAGTTTCAGCCTTTAAAATTTCAATTTCTGCTGTTCCGTTTTTGATTAATTCCATTGCTTTTTTATAATGAATGTCTAAAACTATGCCTTTTGACACTTCAATATTCCTAACTTTTATTGATTTTTTCAACTTTACTAACATTTGCTTTTTTCGTTTTTGGTTCGTTTAAAATTAATTTAAAAGGGTCATTTGTTTCCTCCGCAAAATCATTTTTTATTAAAGATTCTGCTTTTGATTTGATAATATCTAACACAGAACCTGCGTAAATATTTCGACCTTTTAAAACTATTTTTTTTAAAATCTTGATTCTCATAAAATTAAATTTGAAATTCTTGTAAAAATGTCGTTTAACGGTTCTTGATAACATTCAAAACCTGTTGGTAATGAATAAGTTTGTTTTCCATCTGTTCTAACAATCTGAATTAAATCCGAATCTAAAAAGATAACGTACCATTTAGCATCAACAATATTTGTTAAAAACAAAGGATTGTCAACTTTTACAGACGAACCACTACCAACATCAACAGCATCATTTTTAAGCAATTCCGCAACTGCTAAGACTTCGTAAAACGTTCCTTTTATTAATGTTTCTCCCAGACAACCTCTTTCTGATTCAGCAAAATAAAATATGTCAGTATCTTCTATCCTATTTAATTTATACATAATTCGTTTTTTATATTCCAACAATTGTCCACCCTTTTCCTTGCAGGTTTATTTTTGCTGTTGTTCCTGCTGTTGTTAAACTCCCACCACCAAAAATAGTACTTTGTAAATAACCGTTACTCAATCCGTGACTGTCTAAATCAATTAAAATTTGACTATTCACAAGGTTATCTAATTCATTAGTATGACACCTTAAATTTGTTAGTAATGTGTTGTTACTTATGTCTAAATCAGTTAAATCATTGTTGAACAAGTATAAAGCATCTAATAATGTATTGTTACTAACATCAATAGTTGTTAAGCTATTGTTGAACAAGTATAATAGTGTCAATAATGTGTTGTTTGTAACATCAATACTTGTTAAGTCGTTTGACCAAGCCTGAAATTCTGTCAATAATGTGTTGTTTGTAACATCAATGCTTGTTAAATCATTATGTTGACAACTAAAAAAGTCTAATACTAAACACGTTGAGATATCAACACTTGTAATACTATTATTTCTTATATTTAACTCAGTAAGTAAAGTTGATTCGGTAAAATCATAACTACCTGTTAACGCATTCTCATAAATATCAATAACAATAGCTTTTGTTAAAACAGTAGTGTCAATAAAAGGAATTGAATTATCATATAAATAAAGTAGTTGAAGGTTGTTAAACTTACTTAGTAAAGTAGTAGAGAAATTAGTAGTTAAACTGTTACTATGTAAGTTAATCAAAGTTACACCTGCATAATCAATTGCATCACCTGCCCAAATATCATTACCCGAGTTTGTCGGTAAAACAAACGTATTACCGTTGTATGTATTATAATATGTTTCTGCAATCCACAAAAGCGGTTTATCTTCTACATTTACAGTTGAACCGTCTAAACTCAACCAATTTTCGCCAAAATTCGGTTCAGCTTTTACCTCGCCAACCGAAGTCCCTCGAGGGCTTACCCGAAAAAATAACCATCCAATAAATCAATCAAATCTTGTGCTGTTCCTGCAAACGCAACACCTCCGACAAATCCAACCTGTGACGCTAAAAGACGAATAGTTTCTTTTGGTGTAAACGTGTGTTCGTTCAACTTGTCACAAATATAAATTGCAGTGGAATCTTCGGGATCTAAATAAACCGTTTTGTTGCGATTAATTTGGTGCAGAATCACATTACTAGCGTCCAACATCCGAACGTTTCCATTTGCCGTTTGTGTAATTTTTGTAATTGTAGCCATGTTTTTTTTTATTGATACATTGCGATAGAATAATCTGCCGCAATCATAAAAATTTCTAAATCTTCATCAAATCCAACAATTTCTTGATTTTCAAAACGAATCAAATCAACTTTATAATCAGTTGAATTAATTGTAATTGTTCCGTTATATCTATCTAAAACCGTCCTAACTGCATCAGCTTTCGCCAAAACCGCATTCATGTCTGAACTAAAAAAAGACACTTGAACAGTTACACGGTCATAATCATTGAAACTTGTTTTTGATGTTACTGATTCCGTATTAATTAAATTATAAGCGAGATAAACTGAACCGTCCGAAATATTTATTTTTTGCGGAATCACAACAGGATAAATGTTTGAACTGTCTTTCAATAAATTATATATTGCTATATCTGCACGCATTAATTAAATATTTTATCAATGTTTTGTTTTGCGTATTTCTTGACGCCTTGTTTTAATTTCAATAAAACAGAATTAACAGACGAACTCCTTGCCCGGTCCATGAAACGGTTTGGTGCTTGATGTGCTGTTCCGAAATTCACAAATTTCCAATAAAATGCACGCTTTGCCCTGCTCACTCTTTTTGCACCTAAAACACTTTTTATCTTAGATTTTTTACTAACAACCGCACCAACTAAAACCATCTTTCGTTTTTGCCGCTTTGCTTTAAAAATCTGAATAGACCGTTTCAAATTACCTGGTCTAACTCTTTTATATGTTCCACCGTCGTCTTTCATTAAGTGAACATTTTTCCCTTGCGGGATTTCTTTTTGTATTGCTTCTTGTGCAGGTTTTGCCGCTTCTGCAAGAACCTTTTCAAAATCATCTTCATCAAAGACAAACTTTAATGCTTCCAATTTTTTAAATATTTCATCAAGTTCTCTTTTGTCAATTACGGAGGTCATACATTATCACGTTTTTTACAACCTAATTTCATCCATGTTCTATAAGCATCAATCAATTTAACACTTTCAATATCAAAAATATCATTGTCAAAAACTATCCTGTAATCATTCGCATTAATAGCAGAACGCCACCGCAAAACAAAATCAACTTTTTGTGTCTGTGTTATCACTTCATCTTTTTCCCCTTCGTCTCCGCTTTTCCATTCTACATCAGCCCAAACCGTTTCTGAATCAGCCCACGTTCTTACAACTTGACCAGTTTCTGCGTTCGTTGCGGAACTGTACGTTTGTAACTTAATACGATATTTTAATTGTCCTATTTTCATAAAAAACTACAAATAAACGGATTCAATAAATATTCTGATAATGTTGCAAGCGTTTTTGCTTTGTCCTCTCGATTGTTATACATATAAGCAGTTTGCAACATTATTGCGTGCTTAATTGCGTCAGGAACATCTGACGCTAAAACACCAAAACCGCTCGTGTATCTAATTGACACTGAATTAATCCTATCTGAATCAATAGACGGAAACGATACATTTGACGCTAAACAAACCCGCCCAGCTTTTTTGTACGTGTCAACAATATAGTTTGAACTGTCCCAAGTTTGTTCTGCTCCATCTGAATCAATATATTTTAAACTTGCAACCCTTGCGACATTGCCGATTGAAAAGTTTAAAGCGTCCTTTGTGCCAGATGGAAATTTATCATAAACCTGTTGTATTACAGTATCAATAAATTTTATATTACAATACTCTTCACAACGTTGCCTTGCTGCTATTAATAACGTAGTAATTAAACTATCATCAGCCGAAATACCGTCTAACTTTAAATAGTTTTTCATGTCATCAGTTGATACAACTTCAACTTCAGGCGGTGTTATTACTTTGTAAGATGTTGCAATATTTTCAATCATTATTTTGATGATTTTTTACGTGTTGTTCTTTTTGTTTTTGCCGTTGCCGTTTCTTTCGTTTCAACTTTTTCCGCAAAACCTATTTTTACAAACCTTGCGGCTTCAATATTATTAACCTCGTATTCTTTCCCTTTTTTATAAAGAAAATGATTTCCTGCAATCGTTTGTTTAAATACTATTTTCATCTTTTTGAATTTAAGCAGTGCAGACGAATCTGCACCACTTATTTATGTTATTAATAATCCTATGACGCCGCTTGTGTGATAAACTTCAAAGGTGTACCCGCTGAAATCAAATTTCCATCTACTCTACGATATGCCAAAAATCCAACATTCAATTCGTCCCCATATCGTTCTGATAATCTGCGAACTGTAACGCCGCCAGCAGTACGAACTGCGTATCCGCTAAAGTCACCAAACAACAATGTTTTTGCACTTGCTTCAATTGTTGCTGCCATGTCCTGATTGATAAGAACCTTTTTACCTAAGATAAACATAGTTCCATCTGTTCCAAAAGTAACAGGATTGTAATTTTCTGCTGCTGTCAATCCTAATTTTCTAATTGCTGAATGAACTGCGTCGTTACACATGAACGCAACATTTGAACCCACTCGATAAGACGGGTCAACAGAATAAAACAAATCAATCAATTCTGAATGTGTAATTGCATTCACTGCTGCTGCTGTTACTCCGCTTGTTGCCGCTGTAATTACACCGTTTGGTTTTGATGAACCATCGCCAGTCGTTAACGCTGCATTTGTAGCCCTTGCGATTCTTTGCCCTAACAATTCAGATAAATAAGACGTCAAATTTACGTCTTCATCTTGCAGTAATTGTTCAGAAACTTTCACTAAAGTGCTGTACGTATAT